TTCTTTTTCTATATCAGAACAATGGATGGAAGAAGCTAGAAGTTATGTAGGAACTATAACCATGTCTGCATCATCAATTCAATTAGTTTTGCAAAACAGAACTGGTGGTAGATTTACTAATAATAATTCTTGGCAATTCTTTAGCCCCGGTGATACAAGTATGAATAGAGTATCTTTTATAACTAACATCAATTATGCTTTTGGAAAGACTGCATGATAAGACAAGCAACAAAACATGATAAAACACAAATAATAGATTTAATAAGATTAATAAGAGATGAAAGTGAAATAGAAGAATTACAGTTTGAGAATGAAGAACAATGGAATCGTTTACTAGATACCATGTTAGCCGGTGCAGGAATTATTTATATAGAAGATGGCAAAGGTTTGATTATGGGTTTAATCACTCCTAGTGTATGGTGCGACAAAAGTTTAATTTTGCATGAGGTAATGTGGTTTGTAAAAAAGGAATATCGAAAGTCAACAATAGGTTATAGATTATTTGATGCTTATGTTAAATATGGTAAAAAGCTAAAAGATGAAAAAAGGATTAAATATTTTGTCATGGGGAAATTGCCAACAAGTCCAAATATTAAATATGAAAAATATGGCTTTAAAAAAACAGATGAAAGTTGGATTCAGTAATGCATAAAATTTTTGCATCCTTGCTGATTGCTTTACTATTATTGCCAAGTTCTGCATTTGCATTCGGAACAATGATAGTAACCGCTTTAGCTATAAGTGCTACCTATGGCGCAATTGCGGCAACTGCAATGGCTTTTGCAATTAATATGGTTGTATCTGCTGTTATTAGTAAAGTTTTATTTAATCAAGGTCAACCTGCAAATGATATAGCAGGATCAAGCCCAAACCCCGGAAACAATCAGCAAGTACCACCTGCTACAGATAATAAATTGCCTGTGGTTTATGGATCAGCTTATGTTGGTGGAACAATTATTGATTTAAGTATTAGTGAGAACAATCAAGAGTTATATTATGTAATGGCTCTGTCAGAAGTTACTGGTACAGAAGATGGGCAAACTCCATGCACTTTTACTTTTGGCGATATTTATTATGGCGGTAAATTAGTAACTTTCCAAGGCGATGGATATACAGTTGCTTCTTTGTTAGATGAATCTACTGGTGTTTATGATACTGCTGTTAATGGCTTAATACAGATTTACTTGTATAGAAATGGCTCTAACACTCCTACTAACTCAGGATTAACAGCTATACAAGTAATGCAAACAGCCGGTCTTGTTTATACTTGGGATGCTAATAAGTTAATGACAAATTGTGCATTTGCAATTATTCATTTATCTTACAATCAACCGGCAGGTATAACAGGTCTACAACAGACTAAGTTTCAGATAACAAATAATGTATCTGCTCCTGGTGATGTTATTTATGATTATCTTTTAAATACTCGGTATGGTGGCGCAATTCCTTTTTCTCAAATTGATACAGCTTCTTTAACTGCGCTTAATACTTATTCAAATCAGAACTTTACTTATATACCTTATGATGGTGGCTCGGCTACACAAAAGCGATTTGAATTTAATGGTGTAGTGCAAACAACTCGAAGCATTATGCAAAATTTGCAAGATATGGCTTCTTGCTGTGATTGCTTAATTAAGTATGCTGAAATGTTTGGCACTTGGGGAGTTATTGTACAAACTCCTGATTATATGGTTTCTATGGCATTAGATGATTCTAATATTATTTCAGGCATAACTGTATCGCCAACTGATATAGCAAATTCATTTAATGTTGCTGAAGTTAAATTTATAGACAATGATGCTCAAGATGCTTTTGCTAGTTCAATATTTGATCTTGCTGAAATTGCTCCTGAACTTCTATATCCTAATGAGCCGGTTAATAAACAATCGATTTCTTTACCATTGGTTAACAATTCTGTAACTGCTCAATATTTGGCTAATCGATTCTTAGAGTCGGTTAGAGAAGATTTGCAGGTGTCTTTTACAATTAACTATATTGGATTACAGCTAGATGCCGGAGATATAGTTACTGTTACAAATGTCAATTATGGATGGACTAACAAACTATTTAGATGTCAAAAAGTTACACAAACTTTTGCAGATAGCGGACAGATAGCTACCAATTTATTATTAAGTGAATTTAATCCTCAAGTTTATGATGATAAAAATATAACTCAATTTACTCCTGCTGACAATTCAGGAATAGGCAATCCTACTTTCTTTGGAATACCGCCTAGACCAACAATATCAGGTCAACAACCAACAGCAACCAATCCATCATTTCAAGTTAATGTTTCTACAAGTCCATCAGGCATAGTTCAATATGGCGAAATATGGTATTCCGCTTTTGAATTTCCAACAACAGACCAAAGAATCTTTGCAGGAACAACTGCTATACAAAGTAATGGTAATCCTTATTCAATTAATACTGCTATGCCACCAGTTACTGTGTCGGACATTCCATCAGGTAATTGGTATTTCTTCAGTCGCATGGTTAATAGTTTGGCATCTTCTGTATTTAGTCCTGCATCTGATTTACTACAATGGAGACCAAGCACTTTCCAATATGTAAATAAATATATTGCAGTAGCATATGGAACATCAATTGTAGGTGCAGGTTTTAGTCTTACTCCCACAAATAAAACTTATTATGGTTTAGCAAATGTATCATCAACTGCTGTGCCAACTTTAGCATCTGATTACACTTGGTATCAAGCTATTCCTAATTTTGGAACTATTGTTTTTTTACTTTACTCAAATAGAACAGGTAGAAAGTTTAGTTTTGCTACCGGTACAGCAGGACAAGCGGCAGGATCGGCATCTTTTGTGCCAACCGATATAGCAACTTTTGATCCATCTTCATGGCTTGGATTGCCTAATGGGAAAAATATTATTGATTTAGATGTTCGAACAGGGCAGGTTATTCAAACAGGAACAACCACAGTAGGCACAGGACAGATTGGTATTACTAATAATCCCGATGGAACTATTGTTGCAGGATTGCAAGAGTATTTAGATTTTGGCGGTGATTATACTAAAACAGTTAATTTGGCTAATATCACTATAGATATTTATGGTCGAGTAGTAGGTTTTGAGCCTCCTGATAGTTTTTATTACACAAGAGAATCTTTTACTGCAACTTCAGGACAGACAGTATTTAATGTTACTAGAAGTAGCGGATATATATCAGGACAATGTTTAGTATTTAGCAATGGTCTTATTTACAATACAACTCAATATACTGATACAGGCGGTACTACAGGCACAGTTACTTTAAGTGTTGGAGCAGTTGCCGGAGATGTTATTACAATTATTTCTGTTAAGTCTGTTTCAGCAACTTCTATTTTAACTACTGCCGCATCAGGCGATGGCACTACTGCAACATTAACATTTACACCAAAAACATTTGCGCCATTTGCAGTTGGTCAAAGTATTACTATTGCAGATTTAAATCCTGCCGGATATAACGGCACATATACTGTAGTAACTTGTACAACTTCACAGGTTACTTATTTAAATTCAACTACTGGAAGTCAAATATCGGGTGGAACTATAACTTTTACAGACCCTGTATATACTTCCTTTACTAGAAATACTGTTACATTGACAGATCAATCTATTTATACTGCTTCAGGCTTTACTCTTAATGATGGACATGAATTATTATTTTTAAATGGTACTGTAGTTAATGCACAAGATTACACTTTAAATGGACAGGAAATTGTGTTTATTGGTGCAACAACTGGAGATTTAGAAGTTATACAATGGGCTAACTCAAATCTAGGTTTACCAGTAGGACTGCCTGTTAATGTGGATATTTATACTAATGTTGGACAAATAACATACCCATTCCAATTTAACCCAAATGCATTTAATATATATAAAAATGGTGTAATGTTATTACAAGGAACAGACTTTACAACAGGTACAGGTACTTATACACTAGCAAATTCACCAACAACTAATTTAAATATTTTAGTACAGCAAACCTTTACAAGAACAGGACCGGTATGACACAAGCATTTAATCTTAGCCAATTTGCTAATACTGTAAATTCTTCAGGACAAGCAAGTAATAGTGGATTGCAAAATTCTTCTTTAACTGTAACAGCAGGAACAGGAATGTCGGGAGGTGGTTCTGTTGCACTAGGTAGTTCTGTTACATTAACTAATGCAGGAGTAACTTCATTAACAGCAGGAACTGGTATATCTGTATCCGCTTCTACTGGTGGAGTTACTATTACAAATACTTCTACAGGTTCAGTAACTTCTGTATCAGGAGGAAATGGTATTTCTGTATCAGGTTCTACTTCTGTAACTGTTGCATTAGGTGCGCCAAGTAATAGTTCAATAGGAACATATACAGCCGCAGGTGTGTCCGGTGGTGGTGATACTGTATATGATATTGGCTATCAATTACCAGGCTCTGCTCTTGTTTATTTTGAGGGAGCGGTTGGTGGGAATATTTTTAAAACTCCATTTGTTTCAGGTCCTAATATTCCGGGCAATCCAATTTCTTTAGGGTTGTCGGGGACATGGAGAGCCTGTAGTGTTTCTAAAAGTGTTAGTACTGAAGATGGAAGTTTTAATTGTGGTAATTTATGGATTCGTGTTGCTTAAAGGAAAATTATGCTTACTTTAGAATCAGCAACAAACCCAGTCTATGCAAATGCAGAAATGACTGCAATTAATTTAGAAGTTAAATTTGTAGAGATGCAAGATGTTTTGCCATTTACTGCAACATCATATGATGATATGGATTATGGTCGGGATATATATAATCGGGCTAAAAAGGGAGAATTTGGAACAGTAGCCTCTTATGAAATAGCATAATGGAATATCGCATATATCCTAATTCGACTCCTGAGTTTAAGATGGTGCAAAAACCTGATGGTACTATGGAAATGATGGTTCGATATATTAATTCTATGCAAGGTTATATAGGCAAATGGATGCCTGTAAAAACTGAACAAATGGAAACAAATTAAGTTACAATAAGAAAACAAAACAATACATGATTCGTAAGCCTGTAAGGGTATAGGCTTATTAACTAAGCGAAAGAGTAATCATGGCGATTTTTAACAAAAACTCACTTTCTCAGGTGAGCGGATTTGACAATCCTATCATTGCAGGGGAACTGGTATGGGAGCAAAGCACCTACTGGAATCTAGCATTAACTGCCAATGACAATGTAACTCCTATTGATTTAACTGGTGCGACTATTGATGCTCATATTATTCGCAGAGCCATGTCAAACATTACAGATACTCGCAATGGTCTTACTTTTGACATAGCCAATTATGTTCCTACACCAACTCCTATTGCACTTTCTATTACAAACAGGAATGATGCTACAGGCTTCTTTACTTTAGTCATTAATGATTCTGTATGGGATTTAATGAATGATGACCCTGAACTAGATATTAATGCTGTAGATTGTGTAGGATTCTCAGGCAGGATAAAGATTAGTTTTGCTCCAAGCGGTGCTACCCCACAAAATGATTACATTATCTTTCTCTTATTTCTAGTTCGTAGTGATGGCATAGTGGTGGAAGGTTAATATGGGAAATATGAATGTCACAGTTATTGACCAGAACAATGTAACTATTGCAGTAACTCCTACTCCTACTCAAACAATCAATATAGACAGAGGATTGCTTGGACCAAGTGGATGGTCTGGTTACTCTGGCACTTCTGGATTTAGTGGAAATTCTACAAGTGGATATTCTGGCTACTCTGGAGCAGTTGGTCAATCTGGTTATTCGGGCTTTAGTGGTCAGCAAGGCACAAGTATTAATGTCAAAGGTGAAGTGCCTACAGTTGGCGATTTGCCACCAACAGGCAATCAAGTAAACGATGCTTACATAGTAACTGCTGATGGAAATCTATGGGTCTGGAATGGCTCTGCTTGGTATGATGCAGGTCAAATAGTTGGACCACAAGGTTTGTCTGGTTACTCTGGTTATAGTGGTGATTCAACATCTGGATATAGTGGCTATTCTGGAGAAACAGTTTCAGGTTATTCTGGTTATTCTGGAATTGGAGAAAGTGGATATTCTGGGTTTAGTGGAGAAACTGTATCTGGTTACTCTGGTTATTCTGGTGATTCAACTTCTGGATATTCTGGTTATTCTGGTGAATCTATATCTGGATTTTCTGGTTATTCAGGCTCTGGCATTTCTGGGTTTAGTGGT